GCTATTACATGGAGTGAAGGTGATCCTGTACGTGAAGGTTTACGTGAAATGAGTTTTGATCTACCAAACATCTTGAATACATATAAAGGTGTTCGTCTTAATTCTTTTGAAAAATCAGAAATACAAAGATATATGTCTATGGGTAGTTTAAGATCCCGTCTTAATGCTTTGATGGCACCAAACGGTAGATGGCGTAGAGATTTGAATCGGTATAAAGAATTAAATTTAAGAAACAAAGATGACAAAATCTTTGAACAACGTTTCTACCAAGATGTACATCGTATTTTTGTACAAGAGAAAAAAGTTGCTATGCAGAAACTCTTAAGGGAGAATCCTAAACTAGCTGCTAAGATCACTGAAAAAGTAAGAAGAAAATCTTATGGTGGATCAGGTAGGTATGATTATATTGAACAATTAATGAACATGCCTAAGTAACCCATGTCCCAAATACAATAAACAATGGCAACAACACGACTCGAATATACGGGGGATGGTAATACAGTAACCTTCAGCCTCGGAACAATAGATCTAATAAATAGATCAGACTTAAAGGTTTATATTTTTGAACCTAGCCGTGATTCCAATACAGCCGTACTACAAGCAGAAGCTACTAATGCTGGTACAGCTGGCACAAGCCACTCACAATATGATGCATCTAATACTAGCGGTTCTAACGCTGGTAGTATTGCAGCTACCACTCCAGTAAATAACTATCAGTTTAATTCTGGAAATACTCAGATTACTTTAAATACAGATAATGGTGTAGCAAAACCAACAGCTAATGCTATTATCACTTTAGAACGTATTACATCTGAAGTTCAAAGTGATTTTAGTTCTCAAGGTACTATCCGTGCTAGTGAATTAAACTCAGAACTAAGAAGAATCCAGCATATTGCTGAAGAAGGTGTTAATGAAGCTAAACTATCTATTAAAGAATCTAAGTTTAGTGCTAATGCTGTTGATGTAGCACATCCAGTATCAGGTATAGATCGTAGAATTGAACATGTAGCTAATGCTGATTCAGATGATGATGCTGTAAATCGTGCTCAGTTAAGGAAAGTTATCTTCGATGACCTTATAGAAGGTGAAGGTATTAACTTATCTGATGCTACAGGTGGTACAAACTCTAACGGTCAGACAACAATATCAGGTGAAGATAGTTCTAAAACCAATAAAGGTATTGTTAAGATAAATGAAGGTGAAGCAATAGATGTTAACTATACTGATGGAGATGCTGTAATTAGTGCAGAAAATAGCACTAAAAGTAATAAAGGAGTTCTTACTGTTAATTCAGGACACGGTGTTAAAGTCGGTCCTTCAGATGAAAGTGATGCTGGGTATGACGGTAATGTTGTCATTTCAGCTGATCGTAGTACTCCTACTGCACAAGGTATTATCAAGGTAAACCAAGTAAGTGGAGATGCTATAAATGTAACTCATGCTGTTGGTGGTACTGTTGGTGATGTAACTATTGGTGTAGATCGTGCTACAGCTTCTCAGCAAGGTGTTGTTAAGATTGCATCTAGTGTACCAATAACTACAACTTATACTGCTGATGGAGAAGTTAGTTTATCTATAGCAGATAATACTGTAGATTTAGCTAAAATAAGAAATGATGATGTAATCACTTCTTCAGAATTAGATGCTTCTACTGCTACTACTAATTATCCTACCCCTGACTGGGATAGCGATGACAGTATTGCTACAGGTAAAGCTTTAGCAAAACGTTTTGATGCTATATACTATAGTAATACTTCTAATATAGGACAAGCTCCTACAGAAACTAACTGGGCTGAAGGTAAAATATGGTATGATCATTTAAACGATCAAACATTATCTATATGGGATAAATCTGGTGCTAATACTGGAACTTGGAGAGCTATCACTTCAGGTGGTACATTCACTTCACAACCTAAAGTAGTATATGTAGACTCTGTTAATGGTAATGATCTTAACGATGGTCATAGAATCATCAAAGCTAAGAAAACTATTAGAGGTGCTTTACTTGATGTAAACGAAAATATAGCTGCAACTACTACAACTAACGTAACTGCTGCTACTTATAACCATCAAACTGGTCTATTAACAGTAACTACTAATGCTGCTCATAACTTAAGAGTGGGTATGAAGGTTACTATGGCTGGATTAGTCTGGAGTTGTAACTATGGAGGTGGTACTAATAACCATACCTTCCCTGAAGCAGATGATCCGTTACGTTTTGTATCTAATATACTAAGTAATACACAGTTTGAATGTCAATTAGAAACAACAGTTGATACAAATTTAGCTCATACATATGTAAGTGGTGGTACTGTTACTAACCAAGCAGGCCGTGTAGGTCAAGGTTGGATGATTTCTGTAGCTGCTGGTACTTATCAAGAGATATTACCTCTCCGTGTAGAAGCTGATAACGTTTCTATTGTTGGTACTACAATGCGTAGCTGCTTTATACACCCAAGTAACACTCAAAGATACGATACAAGTAAAGACTTTAATGCTTCAGATGCCGTTACATCTGGAACATCTGAATATAATACCATGTTTGAAATGAACAGTGGTACTTATATCTGGGGATTTGCTTTTTCAGGTCTTAAAGCTGGTGGTTGGACTACTTCAGGTGGTTCTACAGCTAGTGCAAGAGGTGATGCTACAGGATATGTCCCTGAAGC